ATTCTCTGATAGTAGTAATTCATCAAAGGAACTTTCAATCTCACTAAGTTTATTTATATCATTCTCAAAGCTATAGTGAATTGACTCTAAAACTTTTTTATGAGAACGATAATACTGTTCACCACCTTCGTTTAACATATCACCAACGTACTTAACATCCATTTTAAAATTAGCAATATAGTATTCTTTTAAGTTCTTACCATAAGTTTTTGCTAACTTAGCAAAGAAGTATTTGTCCTTGCGATTAAAAAACGATTGTGGTTTAATAGAGGTTTTGAAGTTGTATTTCAAAGCATCATATGAATCCGTCTCAAAATGTAATTTCAGAGCGTTATATAATTTATATGATTCATAAGGATCGTTCATACTGGTAATTTATTACCTTTTGTTCCTCTGATAAGATTTAGTCCAGTTGCTTCTGCTTCTAGCTTTTCTTTTAATGAATCAGATAATAGTTTTTTAATATTACCATAATCCATTCCTCTTTGTGTTATGATATAAGTCATAGCATCGATGTAGCTCATATTTTGTTTTGCTACTAGTTCTTCAACTGCTGTTGAAAACCTTTTCTTAGTCATGATTTTTTCTTTTAATATATCCATTATATTACTCGCATTAAAATACAGTCCTTATTGATTCGGCCTGTGGGTTGATAAATCTTTGTTGTTAAACCTTTCCATATTTTCTTTATTTGGAATTCTGATTTGTTTAAAATCTGTGGAAGTATCTCATCTGGTTTTCTTAGTTTAGTTACTTTACTTAGTTTAGGGTCAAAGTTCTTTAATGTAGAACCAGATACTTCGAAACCTGTTCCACTCTCTGTAAAGAATTCTGTTAGTTTACCTTGTTTAGTATTGTACATCCAGAGTTTAGTTTTACCTGGTATTAGTATAGGATCGATAGATGTTAATTTAGACTCTATGCTTTCTTTCATATAGTTTAACTTAGATACTTGCTTATCATTGCTCTTAGGAGCACGTATACGCGTTTTACGCGTCGCTTTAAAGCTATCTTTAAGTTTATCTAGGTCAGTAAAAAGAGCTTCGTATACGTTCAGCATTTTCCTCTTATCACCTTTTCCAATATGACTATAAGCTTCTTTTGCTTGGTCACATTTATTTTCATAAGCATCTTTTAAAACAAGATAGTCAGGTTCAATCATTTCTCGAAATAAAGAAATAGCATTACTCTTTAAACCATAATTTTTAAAGAGAGAAAAAGTATCAAACTTAATTTTATAGTTTTCATTCATCCATTCTTCTACAACATTTTCATCCCAGGCATTATAGATTGTATCTAGTATTTTTGCTTTTGTTCTTTCTTGTATACTTGGTAATTTAGGTTTTTCTTTTTTAGCTTCTACTCTTTCTTCTTCTAACAACGAAGCTTCTTCTAATAATTCATTTGCAATCTTACTATATTTTTCTGTGACTGCTGGTACGTATGGATAACCTCTGGACCAAACTACTGCGATTGTTCCAATTTTTCTTATTTTATAATCTGGTAATCGGCAAAAGATCTTAATTTGTTTATCATCCCAACCTTCTACAGATTTTAAATAGTCTATTGTAAAAGGAATGTAATCTTTGTTATCATAAAAATAATTATACCAACCATTTGCTTTCATCCACATTTGACCAACTTTACCTTCTTCTTGTTCTTTTAAACAATCAGCTTTTTGGTCTTCAGTGAAAAGAGGTTCAGGTCCATACATTTTAGCATCGAGAGAAACCCGATCTTTTCTCATTGCTATACGTTTTTTATTTACTTTTACTTTTGCCATATAATTTAGGTGGGGCAGAGGTCCTTTGATAAGGAGTTAGTAGACGGACATACCCCGAAACATTTATCTTCGCATCTTTGCAATATCTTTTGCATGCTCCTTATCAGATTCGAAGATCGGTACTGCATTTGATTTATGCATTGTAGCAATACCAACTAATTTTCTTTCTCCAGTATATTGCATGCTTTCTTTCTTAGCTGTAATATCTGATTTCATTTTAGAAAGCCTATCTAAGAAATCTTTTCTTTCTTGCTCTCTTTTCTCTTGTGCTTCTAAAGCTTTTTGCTGCTTAACTGGATCGATTTTTAAAGGTTTAAATTCTTTTCTTTTTTTTCTAACCGGATTTGCAGCGTGGTTTTTTCTTTTTCTTCCTGTGTAGTCGTATCTTAACGAACCAAAATAAAAATTTGTTGTACTCATAGTATGTATTATATCAAAATTTCTAAGGCTTGTAAACCCCCTTTATGCATTATTTCTAGAATAAGCATCAATTAAATCATCTCCAGATAATCTAAGACCAAACGTGCAAACTAATTTTCCATCTCTATGTCTTTCGATTAATCCACTATTGTAAATAGTATCTGTCACGTATCCATTTTTTTCTATATCTTCTTTTGACTCTTTTGTTTCATACCACATTGAAGTAAGCCCATGATACTGGACTGAGGATATACCTTTTGCCCATTCTTCTGCTTCAAGTAGTATTCTTTGTCTTTCTACTCTATAATCAAATTCACCCATTTAATTTTACCTCTACATATTTTTTAATTAGTTTTAAAGGATAGTATCCTGCATTATACATTTGTGTTGAACCATCTTTCCATTCAACGATGTATCTCGTAATTCCATAAGGAGATTTATCTTTTAATATTTTAGCATCCCCGTAATTTTCTAATACCAATCTCATTAGTCCCAGTCCTCCTTCATTGCTTGGTAGCTTTCAAAATAAGATGAAGCTTCTATATAATCTCTAGTTTCTCTTTCTGAGTAATATCTATTTTCATCTTTAAAACATTCTAAAGAACCGGGTGCATCTTTACCAGCTTTACCCACAGACTTTGTTAACTTCTTATGAAGTTTCATTTCTTCTTTCTTTGCTGCTTTTCTTTCGTCGAGGTTTTTAACTGCTTCTTGAAATTCTAGTTCTTCGACGGTTGTGTTTAGTTTCTTTGCTTTGGCTTTTAAAGCCGCTTGTTTAATTAATTGTATTCTGTCCATATTCATCGCACTCCTTAAGCTTTTCTTGAACTTGTTCCCAGGTTAACCAACCCATTACAGAGTCAGACCCGGTGATGGGGTTATTATACCACATTTCACCGTGATTGAAAACCCCTATTTCGAAATAACCTTTCTCTCCACCATAACTATATCGTGAGAGTATGACGGACACTTTGATACCATTATCAAAGCGATAGATGTATTGTATTCCGTCATCGGTAAATTGAAAATCGTAATCTGGATAACTAGTCATTGTAATTAAAATCTGGTGTGACTTGACCATTTATAATTTCTCTTACGAATTCAACTGCATCGTATGAGTCACCACCGACGTGCCAGTCATATTCACCCAATGGAGTACTACCACCAGTTTTCCAATTGTAAACTGTAGCTTTAATGTACTCCCAATCTTTGTCACCCCATTGGTCAGTATAAAATACTTTACCATCTATAACCCATTCAGTCTGGGTTTTTTCATAAGGGTCACCTGTTGAAAAAGATGGTGTACCAAATAGGTTTTCTAATGTAGAGTAAGTGGTTCTAACTTCACCTTGTAAAGATGTTCCACCTGCACTACTCATATCTGCAATATCGTATTCGATATTTTCTGCTTTTATATCTGCTTCTAATAGCATATTCTAACTCCTTTATAATAATAATTGTTAATCAAATCTAGATTTAATCTAGCACCTACACGCTCAAGCATATAGTTGGCGTTTACTTTTCCCAATATATATTCATAGAAAGATATACCTACTATGAAAGGGGTTTTATCTGTGCCGGGTCCTTTTAAGAAATCTGCAATAAACATTACGATGCGTACCCCGCGTCTAATAAATCTTCATATAATTTTTCTTTTTTAGTATAGTCATACTTTTCATAAACATATACATCCATGTGTGTAGCATGTCTAAGTGGGAGAAAAGAGTCATAACCACGACCGCCTCTGCCATCACGAAGTGAAGGAAGTACTCGAGGACCACGTCCTTGGCATTTGACATAAAATTGCTGAGGACTCCCACCCGGGCTATCGCCCGACTTTTTCCTCAATTGTTTATTAATTGTTCGAACTACTTTTCTAATTCTTTCTAGTTCTAGCATATCACTAGCACTTTCGACATAAGCTGTCATTACATAATTTTTTGAACTTCTCATTGCGCTACCTCCTGCGATATTAATTCATTCATTTTAAACCATTCTTTTAATTCTTCTTGTCCATAAACCACGTCGCCATCTTCCATGATATACTTAGAAGTATAATCTTCTCTTTCTTTTCCGGGAAGCATTGTCCATGACTCTAGAAGTCCTTTGATTTCTTTTCTCATATAACCATATTCGCCACGATTATCGATATTTGTAGTAGCAACATAACTACCATCAAAATCTAAAATTTCGATAGGGGTTTCCCAATCTTGACAAACTTTTTCGACATCGTTAACAATTTCCCAATCAAGAATATATTCCATTGAAGCTTCATTCGAGTATTCAATAAGAGGGGTAAGATCCTTAATTATCTTAGTCATATATTCGTCATTAGGAGATGCGTGGAAGTTAGCAAGTACGTATGTATTACCACCTTTGAACTTCCAATACTCTGGACAATCACCTTTACCATCCCAATCAGGAAAAGCATAGTTTTCCTTGTATTGGGTTTGAATAACTAATTTCATATTTACGCTGCCTCCAAAATTGATAATGGGCATCTGAAAAGAGTACCGTCTATTTCCACGGTAGCATTTACCATTTGGATTTTTTTGATGATACCAAATTCAACACCGTTAGAAGTATTAACTTTTACAGATTGACCATTAGAAAAAGCGGAACGAGCTTCGTTAGCCAATTCCCATTTTAATGATTTTTGTTTAGCTTTTAATGCGTGGATAGCAGCATTTAAATCTTTGATGTTATCGATTTTTTCGATATTATTTAATAGTGTATTTATTTTCATTTTAACTCCTTATTTTTAAAATTTATACGGATATTATACCGTAGTTTAACCTGTTTGTAAACCCCTTTTTCGTGACATTTTCGTGACATTTTAGTGAAGGGGTTTACCATCTAACCATAACAAATCGTAATTACCTTTCAATTGTTTACCGGTTCTTTCGAATAGTAAATCGCACATTTTATTCCAATCAGCATCTTTTTTAGTAGTAGCTAATCTGAATTCCTCTTTGTTTAAAGGAAAGTACGTTATCAATCCAGTTTCTCTATCTCGAGTAGCTAGAGTTGTCTTTTCAAAATATCCCATCTCTTCGGGTACAAATACTGTAGTTCCTGGCATTGCCATTAAAAATCTCCTTCTGCGACTTGGAAGCATGGAACACCGTTCCTTCTCCACATATCAACGACCTGGTTTCTGTCGTCGAATACTAAGTCTGGGTTAAAATCGTTTTCTCTTAAAGAGTCTAAAACCTCTTGTTTGAATTCTGCGTCGGACCTAAAATCACCATCAGGTCTTAAAAATAAATGTAAGGGTTCTAATCCCAAAGCGTCTAATTGGGTTTGGGTGACTTCTCTATGTCTTTCGTTTCTAGCTGAAACAACAACTAATTCGTGACCAGCACTTTGTAAAGCTAAAGCAGTTTTAACAACATCTTGGTTTGGTCTATCTTTAACCATTTGTTCTGGACTCAAGAAAGATTCCCAATCTTTATTTCCATTGGAAACGAAATGCCTTCTATGCTCTATATCTAATAAAGTACCATCAACATCAAAAATAACTTTCATATAACTCCTTAATTTATTGGTATATTATACCTCAGTTCTGGGGGTTTGTAAACCCCCCTTTCGTGAACTTTTCGTGAAATTAAGCTGATTTCTTTTCAGAGATAAGTTTACCCATCTCTTCTTTTATCTTACCAGCCATTGACCAGGCGTTGTAATCACCTTTACATTCGATACCAAAATCGAATCTGTTAAGAACTAACCTGTAATATTTCTCACCTGAGATAATATCGTGGAATTTACCATCAATAAATTTTCCGGTAATCCAATATTTGTTAGCTTGACCGCTAACAACTCTTAGGACATAACCAAGCTTGTCCATAGCTTCTAAAACGGCTGTTTCATTAGTATAAGTCATACCGGTTTTAGATTTATGTATTGGTCTATATATCATATAACTCCTTATTAATTTAATTTATACGTGTATTCTACCACGAAACAGAGTAGATGTAAACCCCCTAAATGAAAAGTTCACGAAAAATTCACGAAACTTTATATATTTATTCCTAGAAAATATATAAGTATATTAGAGGTGCTTAGCTCGGGAGATTAGTATAGCTTACTCGGGTAATAAATCTGTATCTCTTCTTCTTTACCCTTCACTTTTATTGTACCCAGTTCGGAGAATGCGTATGCGCCGTGCACACGGTCGATTGTTTCGCGTGAAACGATGGTGGGATAGTTTAGATAGTTTCCTCTAGAAGCGGTTGCCTCCAATCTTGCGGCCAAGTTGACTGCATCTCCAATAACTGAATAGTCAAATCTGGATTTACTACCCATGTTACCAACAATACAATCACCGGTGTTAATACCAGTCCCAACCCTAATAGGAGGAAGACCACGTTCTTCGTAGATTCTTTTAAGTTCATTAGTTTCCTGTTCAATTTCAATTGCTGATTTAACTGCCATCTCTGCATGATTGTCACACGGTAAAGGTGCATTCCAAAAAGCCATTATGCAGTCTCCCATATATTTATCGATTGTACCACCATTCTTTAATATGATATTAGTCATTCGGTCTAAGTAATCGTTAATTAGTTCTACTAAACCTTCTGGATCGTCTTGTTCTTTAAATGCTTCTGATATAGGTGTAAATCCACATATATCCATAAACAAGAAAGTCATTTCTTTTCTATCACCACCTAACTTCATCATCTCTGGATTTTTAACTAATTGGTCTACAAGGTCTGGAGATAAGTATGTTCCAAATTGTCCTTTTATTTGCTGTCTTAATTTATATTGTTTATAAAAGTTATTAAACGACGCTGAAGCAAAGACAAGTATATATACAATGAATGGATAACTAATATCAAGGAGAACACGTGCCTCGTTCCAGACATACCACGCACCGATTGCAGAACCAGCAACGACGCCGAAGAATGCTGATAGCGACAAAGCTATTCGCAAACGATAAACCCCAAATACAATCAGAAGAGACCCAACTAGAATTACCAGGTATTCCGCCAGCTCCGTCCAACCAGGACGAGAAATCGAATCCCCATCCATCACCGTTTGGAGAGCAGAAGCCTGAAGTTGATGAGCTGGGAACAGACCTTGTGGGGTGCTTATCTGAGCAGAGAGACCTGACGCTGACAATCCAATAATAGCTGTTTTACCACCAAGGTCTGGTAAAGCATCCCCATAGATATATTCTTCATGACTATAGTTTGTGTTTAACCATATGCTAGAATCATACTCTGTTTTAATTGGTGCGTATGGTGGAATCATTACATCTTTTATACCATCCCAATCTGCTTTTAAACTATAAGACTTTTTATCTTGTAATACTCTTATAATCTCTAAAGACATAGATGGATATAATTGTCCGTTTACTTGGGACAATAAAGGTATTCTTCTTGTTATATTATCGACTTCACTTTTACCATTTACTAAACCAACTCCCCATGCTTGTGTTTCTAAATCTGGTATATTCGTAATTAGTCCTTCGTATTTTGGAACAAAGTCGTACGCGTCGCCCTCGCCGAGCGTGGCCGTACCCACGTACGGTGCCGCGTCCGAGCGCCCGCGAGAGTCAGCTTGTTGTGATAATACAATACCATTACCATTTATCCAAGATGCAAATACTTCATCACCACCAAACCTATCTGGTTCAGGAAACATAATTGTAAATGCAATCATACCAGCATTTGCATTTCTTAAATCAGAAATCATTTGTGCGTACGTATGTCTTGGGAATGGATATTGTCCGAGCTTTTCTAATGTTGGTTCATCAATAGAAATCATAACCACATCTGATTCCTTGTCGGGTAAGCTTTTGATGTATTGGTCGAATGTATTTAAACGGACTTGTTCTATAAATGGTAAATCAATAACTCTAACACTAAAGAGTAAAAAACACAACGCGATGCTTGTCCAAATCGAAGTTATGTATTTCATTAATTACCTTGTGTGACTGATATAGAGCAACCACCTACTGTTTGACAATTTTGTGAAAGTGTATAGCTTTGGGTTGTACCTCCTCTTTGGAGTAAGTCAAGGTCAGTTGGGTGTGTTCCTGTTAATGTAATAGTTGCTGTATGCGCACCGTTATCTCTTTGGTTAATAAACACATCATTACTATCATTTCTGATTGTTAGATTTAAAGTTTTATTTCCATTCTGTGCTTGTCTAGCAAATACATCGTTTGAATCTGCATATATGTTTACGGTCATACTATGGCTAATGGCATTGTTATCCATTTTTTGACTTCCAATAAATTTATTTCCATCACCATGTATATCTAATCTAACAAAGTTTCCACCAGGTTCGTTATTATCATAATTCCAGGTTGGACTCCAGTTAGAAGTATCATTTAAAGAATAACCTTGTCCGAACTTAACTATATTGTTATCACCCCAAATATGAAATTGGAAATCGTTATCATTACAAGCAGCTCCAGCAGAACATTTTTGTCTAACATCTATATTATTCGACGCTCCATCTAAATCACCACCCCAGCTATAACCAGAACCCCATGTGTCTGTATATCCAAAATAGTTTTCACTTCCGAATTGTAAAAGATTTAAAGTATTAGAATTATGGTCAAAAGAGAATCTTGCTAAGTTAGCATTCCCAACTTGTTCAATAGTAAAATTTAAATTATCACTAGAGTTAACTTGGTCTAAATGTACGTGGTTATGTTCTTCACCCGCCTTGGCGTATGATGATAATAACAGACTGACCATCGCCAACGGTAATAAGGTTTTCGACATCTTCATTATTGCTCTCTATTGTTGCATTAGTATCTATAGGTATCTTAATACTAATAATTCCATTTACTTCTCGATAAAACCATATTTGTCCTGCACTTTCATCTACTATTGTATTATATTGTGTAGTCTTATCGAATCCTATTGCGGTTCCAACTATATTAGTTGTTGAATCCATTTTTTCTGTTTGTTTTTGTCTAAGGATATTTACTTCTTCTAATCTAACTAAAATGTCTTGTAAGAAGTCTACATCCAAAAGGTCCATATCTAATTCTGTAAACTCTAAGTCTTCATCGTCCCAATCTTCTTCTAAATAATTTATATCAAGGTCCGTGAAGTCTAAAATATTGTTATCATTGTTATCATTTCCACCACTTTCTTCGCTTTGTCTTTCCTGAATTTCTTCTGGTGGACTTACAATAAACATATTGTCTATCATATTAATTGATACATTTTCCAACTTAATTGGTTCTGTTGGAATCTTATCAAAACTAGAAACCATTGTAGCTTGATAAGCTTCTTCTAATGTCACTGTACCACCATCGTTGGAAACTGTTATTGACCCACTTGGGGAACAATCACCATCGATAGTACATTCGGTTTCCGGCAATAGGACAACTAAACTTCTCCCAAGCTCATCCACCGTAGTTGTAAAGTCTGTTCCACGAACTGCAATAGTAGCTGTCGGTGTCGTGAGAACGATGTTTTCTCGTGGAACTAAACCTAATTTTCCAGTAGCAAATCTTGCTGTACCGGAAACAAAATTCATAGACATACTGTTATCTTTTGGATTATCAGGATCGAAATAATATTTTGTTAGTACTACTTCTGTATGCTCTACTAATCTTAAAACAGTATCATCTAAAAAAGTTAATTTAAGACGACCTTTAGCCGTTTCAATAGCATCCATTTGCATAACATTAACACCAAGATCAGTGGCAAGAACTTCTCCGCTTTCACGAACTATCCCGCCACTGCCCTTATGTTCGGTGATGTCACCGATGTTGTCAGCAAATGCTAAACTGGAAACTCATAAACTAGTCGCCAGTATCTTTTTGCTTAATATTAACTGTTGCGTTT